CGTGCTAACGCTCGACGAATCTTCCGCTCCAACTGTACCAGCGTTGGAACTTCGTCTCTCTTCTCAAGAGACGAGACTCGCTGAAGCATAAGGCGGAAAGCATCACGTCCCTGTGGCGAGAGGATATCTCTGCTAGAGAGCACCTCAGCCACGTTGCTCCAGAGGTGGGGCCCAGATTCCCATCCGGGAAACACCTCGGAAGACAACATCAGAGCCTCCTGGTCGGAGGCTAGGGGAGCAACATCTAGGTCATTAGCTAACCAAGATGCACTGTGAAGCCAACCAGTAGCATATAGGATGCGATTGATCCAGACAGCTCCTCGCTCGAAAGTTCTCACACGCTCGTCGCGTGACCACAATCTTTCGATTTGTGGGGTCAGACGCTCTTCGAGTGGGATACCCAGAGGGTTCCAACCAAGGCCGTAAGGCTCTGGTAGATCAGCGATGTAGCTGATCACCCTCCGTTGGCGGGGCTTCATCAACAACAAAGCCCCGGGACCGATGTTCCGAGCATAGTCAACAAATGACTCGTCGGAAGACCGACCCTTCCACTTGAAACCCTGAACCACCTCGTTAGGGGTGATCACCCGACCTGCAAAGTCGGCGACGTGCTCAGCATCCAACCCTTTAGAGGTTGAAGCTGGCACACCAAGGTTCGACATACGATCAACGTACAGGTTAGCAACCTGACGATCGCCTAGCCAGAGGTCATCACCAATGATGAAGTACGGCCAGCGCCCACGAACCTTCGGTTTCCCTAGATCATGGAAGCATGACTGTACCATCGAGTGGTGCCAGAGTGTAAAACTGGCAAACACTGGATACAGACCTAGTGGAGCCCCAACTGTCCAGTTCAAAAACTGGGGGACAGACTGCGGTCCGATAGGAGCGCGTCTAGCCCACTGAGGAAGTTTAGATTGCTCTTCACGTCCTCGGTCCAGACTGAGGTACCAATCTCCGCGACAACAATCGCGGTAGAATTGGATCCAACGCGTGCTTACACCCAGACGGCTTAATAATTCAAGCTGTAGATCTAGAGGAATGTTATCGCTAGCATTCGACAAATCCATGCTTATAGATGGTAAGCCATCTTGAAGCCATTGTTGAATTGCTTCGACGCCGGCTCCTTGGTCGAACGTTCCATCGTTCGGCACACGTTTCAAAGCATCATACAGAGCAGCACCAAGTGGCTTCAAAGCCATTTGGTACACCCTGTACGGGTTCGCCGCAAACCTGAGTTTCATCCCAGGTTCGGGAATCAGGGCAATAGTCCCCATCAAAGGACGATTGTCCTCCTCCAGAGGTGGCGATCCTGACTTACGCTCATCCTCGAGATTACTCTCAAGAATCGAACGCTCGATAGGTTCAATTCCACGGAGGGTGCCTTGAAGGATGTCCATATTCTTGGTAGTCCAACTGGCGCGACGAGACAGACAATCAAGGGAGTTTATCACACCCTCTATGTCGGCCACCGTACGTGTTCCAACGGGCGCTCTTCGGGATGGACTCGGTTTATACCACATAAGTGGCATACCCTCCTCCTCGCGTACATCAACGCGAACGAAGAACGGGGATCTGTGGACCAGGGATAGCCCCTCAACAAGGGCCTCCCTACTTGGCTGTGCACGCATTACTGCGTTTCGCATCTTCACCCATTGACGCTCAGTCACCCTAAGATTAGGATGGTTGAAGAGCACCGCTGAGTATACCATTACACAGTTCCAGGCCTTTCGGAACAAGTTCCTAGGAAGCCGGAAGAGAACAGAGAAACTACCTTTTGGGCCGTTCCTCCTGTAACGGATCCACGAGTGGGACTTCGCAGGGCTCAACCCCGCGTAATGGCGTAACAAATCCATTTTAATGGACTTGATCCGCTCTACTGCCCATTCTTCACCACACTCCGAGCACCATTTCTGGACATCCCGGACTATGGCCTGCGCCTGGTCGGGCCGAAGCCCAGCCGCACGCAACCGTAAGACCGACGCTTTGGTGTCGAACACCAGTCGTTGCCTCCTTTCGGGGTACACGACAGCAAGGCATTTAGTTGCCTGCGTCTCGACCTGAGACGACTAATGATGTAGCCCTCACGG